CTCGGTACCAGCCCTTTCGCTGGCAACTGGGATGAGATGATTCGCGACCTTAAAACACATCCTGCTGGTTACTCACTAGACGGCAGTTGTTATGACTACTGGATCAATGAGCAGTTCTATGCAGAGTGCGAAGACTACCTGAACGAATTTCATGATTTGTCAGATGTGGTCAAGCGCATGTTTGCTAACACTGCCTTTGCTCCATACGTCGACTCCCTTGGAAACGTCATTGCCACCGCTGGTACTAATAAAAGCGGTTGGCTGCTCACCTTGTTCCTGAACACCTATGTCATCATTACATCCATTCTCGCTCTTTGGATCCATATGTTCGGTGATAGTGCGGACTCTCTCAAGACCTTTGAGAAGCACGTTAAATTCCGAGCTGTTGGTGACGACAACATGTTCACTGCGTCCGACCAAGCACGTCTCTTCTTCAATGCTGACAATTATGTGCGATTTATGGCTCCGTTCATTCCGTTCGAGCCCGCATATGAGACTGCTTTACCTCCTGAGGAAATGTCTTTCCTCTCGAAGAAGACTGCGTACGATGAGAAATATCACAAGTACGTCCCTACCTGGGCGTACGCTCGCGTATACAGTACTGCTCTCTACGACAAGATCAAGAAAGGTGGTGGCGGTCTCTTTGACCGCTGCATGAAACTTTTCAACCTACGTATCCTGTCATTCTATGACAAACAAGCTTACAAGCAGCTCGACGGATACTGTGCTGACGTCCTGTACGCGCTTGAAAAACGGTTCCGAGGATCTTCTGACGACCAGATCATTTACGACCTTTATTGGTCGGAAGATGAGATCCGCGCTTTCTTTTGTGAGAAGCGCCCCCTCCGTGCCGTGCCGTACATCCTTAACGACTTTTACCAATCGTTTGAGGCAGCCAACGAAATCCCTCCCTCCGAGGTGAATTTCGCCCAGGCGAAGAGCTCTACTTCCAAGGAAGCAACTCTGCCTGTCCAGACTCAATTTGAGATCCTGTGCCATATGTATCTATTTGATCGCAC